CAAAAACGCTTGCTCCATTAAAATACTCACTCGGGTTTAAGGTTGATAACGATATGAGTAGATTTGATTTATACAATCAAACTAAAATGATAACCAAGCAGACAGCTAGAAAAATGAAAATGCAGAAAGAAAGAATCGGAGCAAGTATTCTTACTGGTGCATTTGATACCTCTCTTGTTGCTGACGGTCTATCTTTATGTAATACTGCTCACACATCTTATGTTGGTGGTTCTAATCAAGGAAACTCTGGTACAAGTGCTCTATCTTCGGCAGCTATTGAGGCAACTAGATTACTTGGTTCAAAAATGCAAACTGATAAGGACGACATTGACCCGATTGATTATGATACTATCATAATTAACTCTGACAATGAAGAAACCTTATGGGAAATACTGCATACTTCAGGTAAACTTGGAACTGCTAACAATGACCTAAACTTCAATAAAGGAAAATACAAGATTATTGTTTGGCGTAATTTCCTCAATGAAGGTGATTGGTTTATGTGTGATAGTAGACTAATGAAAGAGTATTTCAAATTCTACGAATGGCAACCAATAACATTCATAGAAAGTGCCGACTTTGATGTACAGGCAACGAAAATGGCTTCGATAATGCAGAATAACGCAGAAGCTATTGACTGGAAACCAATATACGGACACAACCCAGCTTAGTTTTGTTGGGTTTAAATTATTTTTTAGGAGAAAAATCATGGTAGCACAACAAGTAAAAACAGCGGAGTTATCGCCAACTAGACACAGAAAACTTACAAACGAACTTGATGCTAAAAAGCAATATCTTGAAGCATTAAAAACTGGTGGAAAATTGCCTGGTGGAATGACTGTTGAAAAAAAGCATGTTAATATTCAACAGCTTGAAGCAGAGATAGTCCAAAAAGAGAAGTTTTTGAAAGAGGCAATGGAACAGGAAAAACTAACTGATGTAAAGAGAAATGAAATAGTGAAATTGCATAAGGAAATTGGCGAAAAGATAAGCGAAATGATGCCATCTTTTTACCAAGATAGACTTAATGCTAAATCAGAAAATAGAGAAGGTTATTGGAGAGCAATTAGAAAGCATATGTTCACAATGACCAGTCCTGAATACCAGAAATTAGTAAAGGAATACAGACGTTGTGCTGCCCTGATTAATCCCCATGACCCTGATTTAAGGGACTTGAGGAAACTCCAAAAAAATAAACATGTTGGTGATTAGTTTATTTAATCATTAAATGTAATTTTTAAATAGGAGAAAAAGAATGAAAAAAGTATTAGGTTTAATACTTGCTGGTTTTTTATATGCAAGTGTTTATGCTTCAATAACAATACCAAGAAGCACCGATTCGTGGTGTGTTGGTAGTGATGGTTATGAGGTTTGTGTTGACAGTAGTGGTAATTTAATTGCAACCACTGACGACAATCAGGATTTAGGAACATCAACATACGAATGGCAGGACGGATATTTTGATGGCACTATATATGCTGATGCAATATCATTAACTGGTTCAATAACTCAAACTGGTGGATTGAACATAACTGGTGATAGTGATTTGGACGGAGCGTTAACGGTAAATGAATCCAGCGCTGATGTTAATACCCGCATTGAAGGAAATGGAGACGCAAATCTGTTTTTCGTAGATGCTGGTACAGACAGAGTAGGAATAGGTACAGCTACCCCAGCTGTTTTATTTGACGTTGACGGAGTAATTAATGCAACTCAAATGACAATTAATGAAGCTGGTGCTGATTTGGACAGCCGAATAGAGGGCGACACAGATGCTAACCTACTTTATACAGATGCGGGTAATGACCGTGTTGGAGTAGGCACAGGTACACCAGCAACGCTACTTGATGTGGATGGAGTATTAAGTGCTACTAGTTTCATAATGAATGAAGTCGGTGGCGACTTGGATAGTAGAATAGAAGGTGATACGGATGCTAATTTGTTTTACACCAACGCTGGAGACGATAGGGTTGGTATTGGAACAAATGCCCCCGCTACACTGCTTGATGTTGATGGCGTGTTTAGTTCAACTAGCTTTATAATAAACGAAGTTGGTGCAGACCTTGATTCTAGGATTGAGGGTGATACAGACGCCAATCTTTTTTACACAGATGGTGGCAACGATAGAGTTGGTTTAGGAACTGCCACTCCTGCAACAAAATTAGATGTTCAGGGTAATATTACTGCAAATGCAGCAGACCCTGCTGTTATATTAGATGGTTCAACTGCTTCTGATACTGACTTTTGGATAGGTTTAACTGCTGATGAAGGCGGAGATGATAACGACTTATTTCAAATCGGAGATGGAACTACTGCTGGTAGTAATGTTCATTTAACAATAACTACTGACGGTGATGTTGGTTTAGGTCAAGTAACTCCTTCTGCTAAAATAGATGCTGTTGAAAGTCTTGCTGCGGCTACTGGAAATGAAATAGCTTATGAATTAAATTATACTACCAATAAAGCTAGTTCTGGTAATGATACTGGATTGTTTATAGGAATGACTAATACTGCTTCGCCAGGAACTTCACTTCCATTAGATATTCAGGTTGACGCAGGGACTGTTTTTTCAGTAAATGAAGCAGGTAACACTACTGTTGCTGGAACTCTTGGAGTTACTAGCACATCAACATTAGCTGCGACAGATATAGTCGGAACAACTACCATACAAGGTGCGGTTACTGTTAACGAAAGTGGTGCAGATGTAGACTTTAGGGTTGAAGGCGATACCAACGCAAATATGTTAGTTGTTGACGCTGGAGATGATACTGTTTCCATAGGTGGTGGAACTGGAGTTAAAGAAATTCTTACCGCTACTGCTGCGTTGGACTTTCCTTCAATTACTACATTAATAGATGCGGATTTAACAATCGCTGTTACTGGTGCTGCTGTTGGTGATGCTTGTCATTTAGGTTTACCCGCTGCTCCAGAAGGCAATATAGCATTTAACTGTTTTGTTTCTGCAACTGATACTGTAACTGTAAGAGCACATAACTATACGGCAGGTTCATTAGACCCTGCTTCTGCAACTTATAGAGTAGTTACATTTGGATATTAAGGAGTAAATAATGTCAGCAAGGTCAAAAAAGGAAGTTACTAAAACTTCTCGTAATGATGGTGAAACAGTAACACCAATAGCGGTTCAGATAGCCGATACTGGGTGGACGCAAGTATTAGCGGCAAGCCCAAGTAGACGTAGGGCTTCTTTACAAATATTATCAGGTGCTAATTATGTTTGTTTATCTTCTGATAATACCTCCGCTACTGAATGTGTTGCAGCTACCGCAGGTGCTAGACTAGAACCAACCGCTGAAACTCCTGCTAAATATGATTATTTCTCAGAGAAAGCATTATATGCAAGAGCGTTCAAAGGTGGCGGTGCGGTATATGTGTATGGTTTAGATTACACAGATAGTAAAGATGGTGGTGTTGAATAATGATTAAGTATTTTATAATACTTTTTTCGTTGTTTGCTTTTTTGGGAACGTGCCAATCAAGTACATTTGCTGAACTAATTACAGCAACTAGACTATTGGCACGAGACCCATCCTCAACAGGTAGAAGCAGATTTAGTGATACTCAAATTAAAGAGTTTATTAATGAAGCACAGAGAGATGCTATATCAGATACTACTTGCATTTTTAAGTCAGCGGAAATAGAACTTGTTGCGGATACGCAAAGCTATGCTTTACCTACTGATTTCATAGCTTCGCAAAGAGTAACTCTTGATTATCGTGTATTAGATGAGATAAGTAAAAAAGGTAAAGACCAAGATAATTCAGAATGGGAAACTGTTCAGGGTACGCCAAAGGATTACTATGTAAATTTTAGTAATAGAACATATATATATTTTTATCCTTACCCAGAGTCAGCGTCAGATATTGGAACTATAAGATTGGATTATTATGCTCAAGCTACTGATATGACACTTGATACTGATGTTCCTTATAATTCCATTTCCGAGTTTACTCCATTCCACAAAATGTTATCTTATTATGCGGCACATTTAATGGCTCAAATTGATGGTAATATGGGATTATCAAATGTTTTTTATTCTTTGTATTCTAAAGATAAAACTAGATTTTATGAGTATTGCAGGAAACGTCCAGCATACCAGCCAGGACTTAACATTAAAAAAACGAGTTATTAAAACGAATTACTAACTAGGAAACCAATGAAAAAATTGACATCAATACTATTGCTTTTATTCTCTATGTGTTACTGCTTTTCGCAAGAAGTTCCGCAAGAGCAAGTCTATAATTTACCATTATTTACAGATGGTATATTTACAAGATTTTCACCACATCAAATACCAGACAGCTCTATACAGGATGCACTTAATGTATACCTAGATGAAGATATTGGTATTGTAAGACGTAATGGTTATGATAAATATAACGCATCCGCAATAGGTTCTAGCACAAATGTTAGGGGTTTATGGACGTACATAAAAACAGATGGAACTAGATATTTGTTGGGTATGAGTAATGGCTCTTTATATGAAAGTGATACTGATGGTGTTTTTTCTGCTATTACTGGTATTACTGGTTTATCTGCTACCGCAAGATACGATGCAGTAGATTATATAAGTAAATTTTGGCTTGTTAATGGCGTTGATAGTGGCAGAAGTTGGGACGGAACTACCGCAAGCACGGTTGCCACAATTCCTTTAGGAAATATGATGGAAGGATGGCGTAATAGAATAATTGTTGCAGGCGTATCTGGTAATAAATCACGTGTTTATATGTCGGAAGAGTTAGACGGAACTAACTTTACTACAGGCGGAGCAGCTGATAGCGACCCAGTTATTTTAACAATGGGCGGAGTTGACGCTAGACCTGTTACTTGTATGAAAGCTGGGTACAAGGATATTTTAGTTGTTTGGACAGAGGATAAAACTTATGCGGTGTATGGGTTTGGACAGAGCGATTTTGCAGTAAGAACAATAAGTAATGAGGTTGGTTGTATTGAGGATAATTCAGTACAAGAAAAAGATGGAAATTTATATTGGTTATCAAGACGTGGATTAGAGCGTTGGCGTGGAACTGAAATAAACAGAGTGTCTGACCCAATTAGGGATTTATTTGATAACATATTGGAAAACGTATCTGATAACAGATTTTTAGCAGATAGTAGTCAGGTTGAATTTGAAGAGGGAAATCAAGTTGCAGCTGGAGCGGGATACCCTATATCTAGTACACAAATACCAGCGAGTATTGAACCAGAAAAGAATACTATTGAAGATACTGACTTTACTCAAGGAACAGTAAGTGATGCGCTAGATTTAACAGCATTAGATGGTAGTTTAACTTCAATACCACAATATGAAGATACTGTTGATTTGGAAGCAGAGTTTGATTTGGGAACATATAGTAATACGGAATTTGATAGTGGGCTAAAACTTTATTCAGTTGACGCTATCCCAGACATAGATACTGCAACACCGTGTCAGTTTACAAAAACTTCTTTTGCGGGGTGGACATATTCAACTGTAGGCTATTGGTCATCGTTAATATGCTACTCACCAACCTGTGTTCCATCGTGCTACGTTGCCTACAGTTCAGCATTTGTTAGTCCTGGATATGTAAGAATACTTGATGGCGCTACTGAAAAAATAGCAGATATAATTACAAATCTTTCGACAACTAAAACTGTTACATTTACCAGTTCTCAACTATACGCAGCTGGACTTATTCTTGGAAATACTTATACTTTTAGAATACAAGATGTTAGTAATTTAAGATACATATATAGGACTTTTGTTTGGTGGGGTGGAGATATATATTCCGTGCATGTGCAGAGTGCATATTTCAACATTTATTCGGTAACTGCAAATGGATATTCTCCAACAGGAACGTATACATCAAAGGTATATGATACTGGTTTAACTACGCCATATTATTCAAATTTAGTTGCTACAGATAGCACTCCAGCAAATACCACATTAACATATGATTTTGCAGTATCATCTGATGGAATTAGTTTTGATAGTTGGGTAA